TTATACGCTCAAACAATGTATAAGGATTATGAACTGGTACAATTTGTTCAGTAGAAGTATCAAATACATGAAAGTATTTTTTATCATGTGCATCATTCCAGAAGAACTCCATTTGAGAACCTAAGTAATGTATATTATTTTTAGAAGACTTAGTATGAAAGTGACCTGAGTAAACACTGTCAAATCTATCAAAGACAGAAGAATTCATACCATGAACGCTTTCAACACCTTTTGCCATTTCGTATCCGATGATGTCAAAGTGACCGCCCACATATCTAGCTGGTGTATCACGAATAAACTTCATTGACTCTTCCTCATTCTCTGAGTTTATCCAAGGGACTAAAGCAATCTCAAGGCCATCATATTTCATAGTAGTAGGCTTATGAATAATAGTAACTACATCCATATAATGACCTAAGAGTTCTTTTAAAGAGTTTAGATTATTTGTATTCTTGTAATAAACGTCATGGTTGCCTACAATAATATCCATAGTCATATTATGTAATCGCAACTTATTAAGAAAATGATGACGATTTCTATTCAATGATTTAAAGTTTATAAACTTTCTATTGTCATAATAATCACCAAGATGTATGATGTGCTTTATGTCGTGTTCAATGCAATAAGGAAAGAATACTTTCTCATAGAAGGTTTCTGCATTATCCAATAGTATATTAGAGCTATTACGACTACCACAGTGCGTATCATTCAGTAAAGCTATTTTCATAATATAAAGTCCTAATGTTATTTAAATGATATACTCGTCGTTTTCGTTTTCCCAGATACCAATTGCATTACGTAATCCTATGGCTAACCAGTCATAACCACTTTGATCTAGTAGTTTTTCCCATTCGGCAACCACTTCATCAATCTGTTCACGAGACATCGTGTCAACTTCTTCAACACCAAAATGTTCTGTCACCAAACCAATAGCCCAATCGGTCATTTCACCTTCTAACCAATCTAGTATTTTATGAGGTTTATGTACTGTAAATTCATTCATAATATATTCCTTTTAGTTCGATATTTTAATCTATGGTATGCAAGGAGAGTTCTCAACGTCAGATATTGTAGTACGTTTAATATCCTTTGGTATAACTCCGCCCTCTCTCGCTAACGGCAAACTCGTGCCGGAATACTTTCATCGAGCCTTTTATTGTGACTGCTACATCACTTCTCATCATATGGGATTTGCTGACCCATACTATCTGATGCTACCCAGAACGTCTTATTCGTGTTCTCCACCTTCACCACGCATTGTATAAAATATCTGCGGTTTACGTTTAGCGGCTTCGAACACCGATACTGTTATAAAGATTCCACACAATAGCAATGCGTGAAATAGAATATTGATACCCAAGTACATCCATGCACCTGTCATTGCCGTAAATACGATACACCACATCCATGCAAGTATCTGCATAACGAGATGACGTACTCTTAAATCTTTAATATTACCTAGTGGATTTTTTTCGTGATCCATTATCACATTCCACCAGTCCATAATAAAACTTGTCATATTTCCTCCTATTTAATATAAAATTTCTTATATACTACGATTCGTTTAGTGTCAAGTAAAAGATTGTTTAATCAAGAAAATCTGACAAATCTGAATCAACTTTAAATTGATACTTCTTACGAACCTTTTCACGCTTGGCAAATTGTTTAATTTCAACGTCTTTTTCTTTTACTGCATCAATACGGCTCTTTAATGTGTCAATAAACCCTTGCACAACTTGCCTAGAATCTGCATCCATTTGACCTGATACTACATAGTCTTCCATACCAGATTGCGACAGATACTTCAACTTAGTATCTTGCTGTTTCTTTTCTTTAGCAATGCGTCTTAGAAATGCGTACCAAGCTATTTGTGTAAAGTACCCAAAAGCATTTGGTTTACCAGTGCGTGTCGCCGCCTCAATGTTATAGTTCTGAATTGCTCTTAGACAATTCTCTACTGCATCCATAACCATTTCTTCACGATATGTATAACCAATAAAATTTGACTTATGAGATAAACCTTCTGCGATTTTTAAAAAGCAGTCAGCAATATAATCATAGACAATGGGTAAAGGTTTTTTATTAGCCTGTGCTTCTTGCAATACAGTACAATACTCTACTACTGCATTCGAAAAGTCTTTATTGTTGACGTAATGTATATTTTCTTTTGTTCGTCTAGCCATAATAATTCCTAATGTTCTTTCAATTATAGTCTATTAATAATAAATTGTAAACCCTTAAATTAATTTTCTCACCTAATTTAGCTATTGACACATTGTTAAAATGTGTATATAATAAAGAAGTAGTTTATTGAAGGGTAGTATATACCTAGTGTATTATCTTTCCTGGAAAGGATAAAATGTTGTCGGCATCTTTTTCTTCAGTAAATTCTTCATCTTCTTTTATGCGCTGTAATAATTCTTCTTCGGTTAATTGTTTTGCCTCGATTGCATTATAGTAGTGTTTGAGAAGTTCTTTTGTAGGAGTGGCTTCTGCCATAATACACTCAGGATTTAATATTTGTAACTGTTGCTGATCTTGATATACCATCCATGTTCTAAATTGAAAAAACCTACCAGTCGATGCATTATCTATACAACAAATTTCGTACACATCTCTAACTACAAATGAATGTTCTTCCTCTGTAGGCCATTCTACTATATCAGCAACTATTTCTGTTCCGTTACTTAACTTCATATGTTTTATATGTTTCATTCTATGTTTACCTGTACTATTTTGTAATCAAATTGTTCTTTATTATAAATCTTAACTCTCTCAGCCGAATGTAAAAGCGTAAAGTTCTTTTTTGCTTTCCAATGTAAATCGTCCGCTATATCAAACAACTGTGTAGCGGTGTCATTATCCGACTTACGAAGCCCACGCCCAATAGATTGTAACACTTTAATTTGTGATTTACTCGGTGATGCAAACACTATATTGTGTAGGTTACGTATATTTATACCAGTAGAAAACGTCCCTAAAGAAGCCACAATGATAGCATCAGACTGTGTTTCAACAATCCCTCTAATAGTTTCTCTTACTTTAGCATCAACATCACCAGAAACAAAAAACACTTTACGACCTTCTGATGCTTTAGATCGTATCATATCAAATAAAGGTTTCCCGTGACCTTCTACTCTTAGATACAATACTAGAGTGTTACCTTTTTGATTTAAAGCAAGGTTGCGTATAAATTTATTACGTCCTTCATGTTTTATTATAAATTCTATTTCTTTTTGATAATCGTTATTTGTATTATCAAACCTTGTTTCGTCTGCATACTTCAGCATCAACATAGTAATTTTTAATTGTGCAAGATCTCCAGCATCTTGTAATATCTTTGTCTTTGTGACTTGATAAACAGGACCAAACAAACCTTCTAACACTAGCTTATGTGTTTGTGTACCATCTAAAGTTCCTGTAAGACCGAATCTATACTTTGCTTCTACTGCTTTGTTCATAATAGACGACAAAGATTTTGATTTAAATCCATGACATTCATCACCAAATATTGCATCAAACTGATGAAACCATTTTCGCGGCATTTTATATATTGATTGCCATGTAGAAATTATCACACGTTTATTAGTATCTTTATCTTTACCAGAATATATTCTATGCACTTTTGCATCAGCATCGTATCCATAATCAGAAATATCTTTATATAATTGTTCGACCAATGATGTTGTAGGAACAATAATAAGTATTTTATTTTTACAAGTCGCTAAAATATATCTCATTAGAATATACATAATTAAAGATTTGCCTGAACCAGTCGGAGATAATAGAATAGCATTTTTACGTCGAAGGGCAACTAAAACCGCATCGTGCTGATATTCTCTAGGCGTGTACGGCATATTCAATAAATTGTAAAACTCTAACAAATGGTCTTCATTTACCTTATCCAACACGGCTGGAAGCCCATAGGCAGTCTCTATTGTATCCATGCTGTATTTACGCTCAGCACAAAACTTAACGACATAAACGTAAAGCCCAGCAGACAGTTCACCATTCATAGAATTGTATAGACGTATTTTCCCGTCCCAAACTTTTGATTTAAAGGCTGGCATAAACCTGTAACCTGGTACAAAAAAAGAAAAGTAATCACTTAACTCTTGAGCAATACCAAGGTCACAGTCTATCGTGAGCATACTATAGTCTTTAAGCTTTAATGTAATATCAGCCATTTACGCACTCATTATCCGCCTGCTTCAAAAGTTTTCCATTTAATCATATTACCAATCGTCTGATGTCGCCAATTAATACTAGATACTATTTCACTCAAGGTACTTATAACAGTTTTCCAATACTCAAGTTTTTCTATTGATTTTTGAATATCAGTATCAGCGTTATAGTAGTAATCCATTTCACCTTTTAATACTTTAAGACCATGAAAAGGGTCGTACTCCCAACCATTAGCCACAATATCATCGCCAGACATTTTACCATTATAGTAAAGCCATTTTTGCTTTAGTAGTATCTTTTGAGATTGTTCTGATTTCTTAGACATCAGTTTAGCTTCTGATAAAAGCCTCAAATACTTGGCATGTAGTTTTGGAGTAAGTCTTGAGGCTTCGTCTAGTTTTGTATTAATTTGGCAATCTTCTTGCCACATATCTAAAATCGCGTTCAAATCTATCATAATAATCCTTCATATTTTTATCTAATTTCAAAGTAAGTATATCTAAAGTTTACAGGATATGCAATGTTTTGTTCAGAAGATACTGCTTCAAAGTTTATAGAACCTATAGATGTTGGCATACAATCTATATATCTTATTTGTTTAAGCGTGTTATTGGCACTAGATAATACTGACAATGTAATGTCTGCATACGTCGGTGGGCTAACATCATAATCTACAGTACCACTTAATCCCATAGGTCTTTTTTCTTTTGTTTCTACTAATCTTTCAAGCCAATTCTGCATCTCTTGATATGAATTTAATTCTTCATCAAGGATAACATTAACACTAAGCTCTCCGAATGATATTTTATCTGGTGCAAAAGGCACTGAACTTGTACGTGAATATGGTAACTCTACAGCAGATGCGTTCATATCAGGGTGCGTAAATGATTGAGCAAAGTATTCTAAGTTTGGAAAATTCTTACGATTGATCAACATCTTAAAGCCTGTTGGCTGTAAAAAGTTAGTAGTTGTCAAAGTGCTTATATTCTTTTTTGGATTCAAAACACTTGTATTCACTGGATTTAACTGAGGCATAATCGTATCCTATTTTTCTTACACTTATATTTATAAGGTAAATTAAATAGTATTTGACACTTAATATCATATATGATATACAATTATTGTAAGTTAAATTTTAATAATCTTGGAGGATTATAGATGAAGTTACTTAAGTCTCAACGTGAAGCTCTTTCATATGCAATCTCTTATTATGACGCATATTGGAGAACCTATGATCAAATCGTAGTAGCTCCTGAAATCTACATTAAGAAAGGCTTTCATCATAGTTGCTCTAAAGCAGATATGAAATACTACTTGGATATGGAGAAACTAATAGATGCTGGTGTGATTGCGCGTTCAACATATACGCCTATGGGCAATAAAAGATCCGAGTGTGATAATCATATGGCTCATATCATTGACCATGACAAGGTACGTGAGATTTGTAGAACAGGAGTTGTAGCATGAGGCATTGGTCAGTGATTGCTAGTAGTAAATGGTCTACAGAAAAGGTAGTTGGCTTGACATACAGTGAAGCACGAGACTTACATTCAAAATATCATATGTCAGGTAAATGGTATATGGTGCAATCATTCTTAGAAAGAACAATAACATGAGACGTAGAGATAAGATTACAACCAAAGAAAGTACACTTATTGCTGAATACTTAAAAAACAATGGTGTCACAAAAATTAAAACTGGACACACTGTTACTGGATCGCAAAGGTTTAGAGAAGACAAAAATAATGAGGTGTACTATAGAAAGTATAATGGTAGTAAGACATAAAAAAAGCCCACCGAAGTGAGCTTTAATTATGTGGGATAGGTGTCTAGCCTATCCCTTTTTTGTATTTCTTACTGTAGAATGTTATCTACGCGGAAGATTCTGTAGTATTGGTTAGTCTTAGCAGTAGCTAATCCGTTATTTGGTGCTGATCCAACGAATGGGTTTGAGACCATGCCGTAGCGTGTCTTAAATCCGATTTTTGGTTGGAAGTCATTTTCACCAACTGCACGAACCATTGTTAATGGTACATATGGACAATAGAAGATACCAGCATCGTATGCGTTTGTACCTTTATATCCTACAGTTACGTAATCAGCAGTTGCGTATGGGTCAATATATACACGAGTACGACCATTCATAACACCAGCGAATGTGTTACCTGTATCGTCTACTTGTAGATTTGTTGACAATGCTGGAGTGTAATCCAACATACCAGA